AAGTCAGCATTGTAATGGTCAAGCAGCAGACTTTGAATCGACAAAAATTTCAAATCCAGACCTCGCAAAATGGATTGAAAAGAATCTAGTATTTGATCAGCTAATTTTAGAATTTTATGATGGAGTTGACCCAAATAGTGGATGGATACATTGCTCTTACGTTCTTGATGGGAGTAACCGAAGTAAAACAATGACGGCTCTAAGAGTTAATGGGAAGACCCAATATAAGACAGGCCTTCTCGCATAGGAGGAAATATGAAATATGTGTGGCTCATCTATTTACAAATTTTATTTGTAATAGGGGCAAATCGTGGGCGTTCATGGGTTGACAATCACATCATATTGTGTTATAATAATTTAGATAAGTTAGAAGTTGAATACATCAAATACTATAACCTAGATAAATTATAATGTTTTACACCAATGTTCAGCCTCATGGTAATTTTATTGCTTTACGAGGTATTGATAATCGTGGGGAGACTTTCAAAAGTAAGATTCCCTACGAGCCTACCCTTTACGTTCAATCACAAAAACCACAAAATCCCCAATGGAAAACCCTAAGTGGTAAACCTGTAGCTGCAGTTAAGTGGGGGTCTATGAAGGACTCTCGCCAAGCCATGAAAGAATATGGTGGAGATGTTTTTGGAATTGACCAGTTTCAATATTCCTTTATCTCTGACCAATATTCAGGCCTCATAGATTATGATTTATCCAAAATTAAAATAGCATTCATTGATATTGAAACAAGTTCTGAATTTGGATTTCCCAATATAAGACAAGCCAATGAAGAAGTTCTGGCCATTTCCATAAAGATGAATGGAAGGTTCAGAGTGTATGCGTGTGGTGATTATGTTCCCTCTAATGGAGTTGAATATATTCATTGTATGGATGAAGAGAACTTACTTGAACGATTTATTTCAGATTGGGCAGCAGACTATCCAGACATTGTTACAGGATGGAATTCTCGCTTCTTTGATATTCCATATCTTATGAATAGAATCCGAAGACTTCTTGGAGAGAAGGCAGCAAATCGTCTTTCGCCTTGGGGTTGGTTTAAGGAAACTGAAGTTAGTTTATTGGGTGGTAGAAAACAACAAGTATTTGATTTGGTTGGACTCGCAAGTATTGATTACTTAGATGCATACAAAAAGTTTATGTATGTCAATCAAGAATCTTATGCTTTGAACCACATTGCCTATACAGAATTGGGAGAGAAGAAGCTTGATTATTCTGAGGCATCTTCTTTACATGAACTCTACAAAACAAATTTTCAAAAGTTTGTAGATTATAATGTTCATGATGTTGTCTTGGTTGAGAGACTTGAGGAAAAACTAAAACTCATGGAGCTCATCATTTCACTAGCTTACATGGCTAAGTGTAATTACAATGATGTGTTCAGTCCAGTAAAAATGTGGGATTGTATTATTTACAATCATCTCCGCGAACAGAATATTGTAATTCCACCAAAATCTCATGAGGTTAAAGATTCGGCATATGAGGGCGCGTATGTGAAAGACCCACAAGTAGGTCGGCATAAGTGGGTTTGTAGTTTTGACTTGAATTCTTTGTATCCACATTTGATAATGCAATATAATATTTCTCCTGAGACTATTAAGGGTACTCATCCAGAGGCTAGGAAAGATTCTAGTGGTCATCATGTCATGGTAGAGTCTATGTTGGATGGGGAATTGGATACTCAATTTCTCAAAGATAACAATCTTACTATGACTCCAAATGGTTCTTTGTATACTCGTAAGAAACAAGGTTTCCTTCCAGCACTCATGGAGAAGATGTATACAGACCGCGTGAAGTATAAGAAGATGATGATTGCGGAACAGAAAAAAGGAAAATCTGCAGATACTAACAAGTTGGCCCAGTATCACAATATGCAGATTAATTTAAAGATTGCTCTTAACTCAGCTTATGGAGCTCTTGGTAATCAATGGTTTCGGTTTTACGATATGAGGAATGCCGAGGCCGTATCGGTTGCAGGTCAACTTTCTATTCGGTGGGCTGAAAGAGCAGTCAATCAATACTTAAATAAAATATTAGGAACAGATGGAACAGATTACGTTATTGCTTCCGATACTGACTCTTTGTACGTTGCTTTTGATACATTCATCAATAAAGTAGGACTTACAGATACGGAAAAGGTTATAGAGTTTATGGACAAAGTTTGTGATGGCAAACTTCAAGATGTGATTGATGACTGTTATGATAACATGGCAGAATATGTTAATGCATTTGAACAAAAGATGGTAATGAAACGAGAGGTTTTGGCTGATGTCGGAATCTGGACTGCAAAGAAAAGATACATTCTGAATGTTCATAACTCTGAGGGTGTTCAGTATGAAGAGCCCAAACTAAAAATTATGGGGATTGAAGCTGTCAAGTCATCAACTCCTGAGACTTGTCGTAATGCACTCAAGGATGCATTCAAATTAATTATGAATGGAACTGAAGACCAAGTTATAGAGTTTATTGAAATATTCAAAAGTAAATTTAAAACTCTCCCACCAGAAGAAGTTTCATTTCCAAGATCTGTTAAGGGTCTTGCAAAATATAGAGACTCAGCTTCTATTTACAGAAAGTCAACTCCACTTCATGTTAAGGGATCTTTGATTTATAACATGATGCTGGAGAAGAATAAACTAACAAAGAAATATCCAATCATTCAAGAGGGAGAAAAAATTAAATATACATATTTGAAAGAACCAAATCCTACTGGTGATTCATCTATTGCTATGTTAAATGAACTTCCTAAAGAATTTAAACTGGAAACTTATATAGATTATGACCGCCAATTTGAAAAGTCCTTTCTTGACCCTATGAAAGTTTTACTTCAAACTATAGGATGGGAACACGAAAAGAAGTCTAATATTATGGAATTCTTTTCTTGACAAATACAAAATATATGGTATAATAGAACTATTATGGAAATGGAAATAGATTATAGTACTTGGCTTATAGAAGATTTAAAAGATTTCTATAAAGAAACATTAGCAGAAAGAAGTAAAGCTGAAATGTATTCTGATAGAGCTCAATTAAATCAACAAGCACTAGTAATCATGGCTGAAATAATGAAAAGGAATAATAATGAGTGATTATCTTGATGAACTACTATCTGTAGCTGGGAACGAATATGCGTCCAAAGTTGCAGATGGAATGCTAGGAAATGTAAATGAATATATTAATACTGGATCTTATATACTTAATGCACTCTTATCTGGAAGCATTAATAAAGGCTTACCATCAAATAAGATTACTGCTTTCGCAGGCGAGTCAGCAACTGGAAAAACTTTCTTTATCTTGGGGCTGTGTAAACAGTTTCTTACAGATAATCCTAGCGGTGGTGTTTTGTATTTTGAGTCTGAATCTGCTCTTACTCCCGAAATGATTGAAGAAAGAAACATAGACACAAAACGATTTGTTCAATTACCAGTTGCAACTATACAGGACTTTGGCCAACAGGCGTCAAAAATAGTAGATGCACACATTGAGAAAAATGGTGATGCACCACTTTTACTTTGTCTTGACAGTCTTGGAATGTTATCTACAGCTAAAGAGGTTGGAGATATTACTGGTGGTGAAAATAAAGTAGACATGACTAAGGCACGAATCGTAAAGGGTGTGTTCAGAGTATTGACACTAAAACTTGCAAAGGCTGGAATACCTCTACTGGTTACTAATCATACATACAAACAAGTCGGGGCTATGTTTCCTCAAGACATTATGGGTGGTGGTTCTGGTCTACAATATGCGGCATCTAATATCGTTTTCCTTTCTAAGAAAAAAGAAAAAGATGGAACAGATGTAATTGGTAATATCATTCATTGTAAAAACTTTAAATCAAGATTAACTAAGGAAAATAAAAAGGTAGATGTTCTTCTAACTTATGACGAAGGGCTTAGTAAATATTATGGACTACTTGAATTAGCTGAAAAGTATGGTATAATAACTAAAGTATCTACAAGGTATGAATTGCCAGATGGCTCTAAATTGTATGCAAAACAAATTCTAAAAGATCCAGAAAAATATTTCACAGAAGATATTTTAACCAAGCTTGATGAAGCTTCAAATACTGAATTTACATACGGAAAGGGGGATGATGCCGAATCTAGCACCGAAGATATCGCCGAAGAAGTTGCAGGATAATTGGTTTCGGATTTGTTCTAATCCTTCTGAAGATGATGAGGAAAATCTTTGTATTCAAATTATTGAAGGCCCCTTTCATCATGTAGTAATTAAATATAAAAATTTTAAACTTGATAGAGCTCTTAATGAAGATGGTTCTGTTAATTGTGACTATGAATATGATATAATTTATGCACCATCTGGTATTGGAGAACACGATCTTACCGATGAAGAAGGAGAAATTTTTGAAAAAAAACTTGGCGAATCACTATTGGAAATATTATGGGAGTCTGTAACTGATGAGAACAGAAATAGTAATACTGAAGAACTTATTACAAAATGAAGAATATACCAGAAAAGTATTGCCTTTTCTGAAAACTGATTATTTTACAGAACATTCAGATAAAACTCTTTATGAAAAAATAAATAATTTTGTAATCAAATATAATTCACTTCCCTCTCATGAAGCTTTACAGATTGAGCTTTCTGAGACTAAAATGAACGAAGAAGAATTTAAAGATTCTTCTCAGTTACTACAAGATATAGATTCTCATGCGGAAGATTATACAGATATTAATTGGTTATTGGACACAACTGAAAAATTTTGTCAGGACAAAGCCATCTACAACGCAGTCGTTGACTCAATATCAATACTTGACAATCCAAAATCAACAGCAGACAAGGGTGCCATTCCAGACATACTTAGTGATGCCCTTTCGGTCAGTTTTGATCCTCATGTTGGTCATGACTATATTGATGACAGCGATGATCGTTACGATTACTACCATAGGGTTGAAGAGAGGATACCATTTGATCTTGACTACTTTAACAGAATTACCAAAGGTGGTCTTCCACAAAAAACATTAAATATCTGTCTTGCAGGTACTGGTGTAGGTAAATCCCTGTTCATGTGTCATGTTGCAGCTTCATGTCTTTCTGAAAATAAGAATGTTCTGTACATCACTTTGGAAATGGCTGAAGAAAAGATTGCTGAAAGAATAGATGCAAATCTTTTGAATATTGCTGTGGATGACCTTCATAGTTTACCAAAAGATTTATACGATAGTAAGATAGCTAATCTTGAAAAAACAACTAAAGGAAAATTAATAATCAAGGAATATCCAACCGCATCTGCGGGTGTGAATCACTTTCGTGCACTATTGAATGAATTAAACCTTAAAAGGTCTTTCGTTCCAGATATAATATTTGTTGATTATCTAAACATTTGTACTTCATCAAGAATAAAGTCTGGAGCTAATGTCAATTCGTACACGCTTATCAAATCAATTGCAGAAGAGCTCCGCGGTTTGGCTGTGGAAAATAAAATTCCTATTGTTTCTGCTACCCAAACCACCAGATCGGGTTATTCAAATACTGATGTCGGTTTGGAAGATACTTCAGAGAGTTTTGGATTACCTGCGACTGCAGATCTTATGTTTGCAATTATATCTACTGAGCAAATGGAAGAAGTTGGACAGATAATGGTTAAACAATTGAAAAATAGATACAATGATCCTACTATCAATAGGAAATTTGTTGTTGGCATAGATAGGTCTAAAATGAGACTTTTTGATGTAGATCAATCGGCTCAAGATGAACTAGTAGATACTGGCCAGGAAGATGACACACCATCATTTGATATTGCAACTGGTGGTAAATTTAAGAAACGTGATTTCACAGGATTTGAATATGAATAGAACACAAAGACGAGCTGAAGAAAAGGCCAAAAAGAAGCAAGGAATTGACCAAGACCAAATAGAGGTTGAATTTATACAGCCTTGGTCTGATGTCTTGATGAGAACAACACTTCCAGATAATATTCTGGAAGGAATGCTTGAAATTACAGATAAAATACTTCAAGATCCAGAAAGAGAAAATTGGGGGGATTATTTAGCAGGACAAATAGAAGATGAGCCCCTCGTTCCTCATCAAATGATGATGGACTATAAAATTGGTAAGGAGGGAAGTATATTCAACTGGTTAATGAATTGTGTCGGAGAATATGTTGCCTCCTGTGCAAAACAACAGGCCACATCCTCAGATTGGGATAAAGTTAAAGATACTGAATGGCTCACTCAAATGAAGAGTGCGTGGATTATAAGTCAATGGGAGGGTGAATATAATCCTATTCATATTCATACAGAATGTCAACTTTCAACAGTTATGTATTTAAAAGTTCCCGAATTTCTACCTTCTACAAAACCAGAACGCGACGATGATGGATGTATTGTGTTTATCGGTGCAGGTGGTACTAGTTCAAACTTAACTCGTAATTTGATTAAACGGAAACCAAAAGTTG